CTCACGTACTTTTGCTCCGGTTCCTACACCTTTAAGGTCATGTAGGATTGACCTAAAAGAAGCTTAATTTTCAAGGAGCTTCTCCGGATCCTTCAATGATTGTGTTAGCTTTTGAATAATCTTTCCCTGATTCTAACGTGAAGTTAAGTTAGTGAGTTGATTCGTCTAAAGGAATTTATTCATCATGGAATTTGAACACTAAATCTAGGAAAGTATGTGTCAATATATTTGTTGTTTCGGTAGACACATAATCCAAGAAATCATTGAGGTCCTAAGTATTAACATCATAATACTTGGCTATCATGGACGTATATTAACCTTTGTTTATTTATGCTAAAGGTTAATTTAGATCAAAAACATTCTTATATCTACGTTCTTCTTTTAAGAATGAATGCACTTTAGATCTGTTGATCCCTGTCCATGTTTTTATTTGATTAAATTTAAATTTTTGGAAGGCGTCATAATAATACGCTATGTTTTTCATTGGTGAAAAAGAGTAACCTGTTGCATAATTATACTCATCTTAATTTAATGCATTTGTTGACTTAAACATAGCAGTAGTTATTAATCTTTACAAAGGTCGAACGGGTATCCTAAAGCCTCTCTGATTCTTCAAAAATATTTTCGATATGGCTTAGGGTATAACACTTAGAGAGTGTTACTCCTTCCTATTAAATCCAATTAAGCATTACTTACTTTAATCTTTGCTAAGACCTTAGACTGGAGTGAAAATAACGTCCATCCATTCCTTGTTTTGTTACCCACTTGCCCAAGTGGTCATCTTGATTACGTCATCTCCTGTCTGTATATGAGGATTGAAAACTGGGTCTAAAGCAACTTAATAGTCTCCGAAATAATTGGCTGCGGTTCCAACTATATAACCCCTGAGGAAGTTAAGGCTGGTCCTGGAAGGGACTCCTGAAGCTGTAAAGCCTGTAACCACCATATCTAAACTGACTATAGGATTTTTAAATTTAATCTGTAACTTCTAAACAGTCAGCTACTACTCAATGCGTCTTATGTGTTACAACGATAGGGGTTCCTCTGAAAAATCGAGATAATTGAATATATACCTTATGACAACATTGTCTATTTACTTGATTAAGGCTATATGTTGAGTTTTATCCCAATTTTTACCATCACCTTTGATAAACAAAAGATCTTATGGGTCTAAGGTGATGCTATCCTATAACTACTTAAACATTATCGATATTTATTAAGCGTTTTTGTTTGCAAAGGTAGGTATAGTGTTTTTAAGGACAGTATTAATCACATGCATAGTGGCTCCTACCATACCTTTTTAATTCCTAGGATCGATTATGAATCTTGGCTTCTTGGTACCTGGTTTGTTAGTAGTTACGGCATTGGGTTAATTACTTTTAACTAAGAGTTTGTAAACTACTCTAATCATAGGATCGACAAGGAATCTGTCATATTACTCACTGTATAATTTTCGCTTACTCGGCTCAACATGATTTTTAAGGTAACTGCTGAAATTCACTCTTAATTTACCTTAATCTCTCATCTTCAACAAAACAGGGAGTAATTATAACTTACAAAAATCCTCCACTCTGGCTCTCAACTTAACCAAACTGGCAGGATTGGGATAGGTCTGTTAATTAAAATGTCTACCATACACTCCGTAGACCAAATTCTTTGCGCAATTATTATAATACGACACATTAACCTACCCAAGTTGCGTCTTAACACCATGCATACGAACGATATCACGTTTCTGAACACATGTACATGGTATCTTATCATAAGGAGGAGGATTCCTAGACATTCTGTACCCGTTTACAAACATTTCGAACTTAGGTACCTGATGGCTATGTATCCTTGAGACATTTTATTAATATTGCTCCTTAGATATATGTTGGACTAACGGGAAGTAATCTTATTATTGTAAAGATAGTAATTTATCAGCGACATCTTTCAAGTAGTCTTTTGCGATTTTAGCTCTAGGTCCTTTAGCGCCCCCTCTCAAGTTCTTCCAAGCATCTTGTCTTTGTGCGGGATTTGGAAGTACATCTAATTGAGAGAAACCTAACTTACCTAAGGTTATATTATCTAATGTCCTGATATAGGCTGATGTAACTAATTTAACCCCACTAGTTACTCTTCCCGGTGCTCCTGTAACCTTACTCACGAACTTAGTGATGATTTTCTGTTTTTTATACTAAGCTGATTAGATACCGAACATGGTTTCATACCATCTTGGTTCGTATCTAACTATTGCATTGTACCACTATCCAATCTATTCCTTAGCTTTAGTTGCAGAGTACTTAGCAAATCGTGAGATTATTTGTGTAAAAGCAAGAGCAGTTAATTTTTCATCATTACCTTAAACAGACTGTAAGAACACCAGAGCACAAAAATACTTAAAAGTTTTCAAACCTTTAAAAGTTTACTGATATTAAAAGATAGTGTTCACAGAATCTCTTGCTTATTTGCTAACCAAACCCAAAAAGTGCAAAGTATTCAAGACTGCTTTAATTTTAGGTCCATTAGCTTACAACATCATCATTATGCCCCCTTTTCCCATAAAGGCATATGGATTACCATACATCCATAGTAAGTTGAAGACCCAAATTCTCATAAGTCTCAACCCTTTAAAATTAAAATTCCCAGCAGCTTACAATTGAAGTTTATAGTCCGTCCACCAGCTCAACCATCTTGCCAGCACTTATTTTAAACCCCAATTCTAAAAAGGCGTTACGAAGTAGGAATTTTTAATACCTATGAATGCTTACATAATTAGGCTACCTTAAGTGACGTACATATATTATAAGAAATACCATGCTATAAGCAACATCAATGGCATCCAAAACGATTGTTTGTATCTCATAATTCCCCCGACAAAGTAAGTAAAGTACACAAGTGACAAAAAGGGGCTGTACATCATATAATAATAAGTGAACAATGTCAAAACTAGGTAGCACAATGCACCGTACGAATTAAAGTTATTTATTAATTTGAAAGTGGGTACGTGCACAAAGAAGCTTTTTGTTGTGTATCTTGCTATTTTCGTCTCATTTCCTTCATATTCGGCTATTATCTACTCACACTATTCAGTTAATGATTAAGATATAGTTTTTGGTAGTTGCCTCACTCCAGAGAAAATAGCTTTAGCTGGGACTGCTAGTTTATCTGCTAAACCGCCCAATCCAGTAGCTAACGAAGATACATAAGCGGAGACATCACCAACTGCGTCCTTAATTGCAGTACCTACGGCTCCGACAGCACCTTTATAATCGAAATTCACTACTTACTACACTGCTGTTGTTACTCCATCTATTATTTTAACAGTCATTGGAACTATACGTGGTTCTATTTTAGTTTAAAATGTTTGGAGGGCTGTAGTGATTACGGTGCTCATTATTTTATCTTTCATTTTATCCATTGGAGTTTTTATTTATTCATAAAAAGGTGATTATCTTATTTAAGTGTATTTCTTAATGTCGAAATATTTCAAAGAAGCATACACTTTTAACTGAGTGTTATAATCACCATGGGACCCATTAAAGACTCCGTTTCTTGATAAGCATCCAGTCACTATAGTATTAATGATTCTGTTATTAGTTTTACTATTGACATTCAAAAACTGCTTATCTACTTACTCTATCACCTTCATTGATAGTAACCTCCTAGAGTGTTTACTAGTGGTGTAGAGTACATTTTTCATTCTATCTTGAACCTAAATTTAGGCAAATTAAGGATGACAACTAGGTCTCAAGACGAATAAAGCTTTGGCTGAGATGACTGCTTATACTTCAATGTGTTCTTTTTTGAACAAACACAAAAACACATTGTTATGCACTTTGAAATGACAAATTTTTCTCAAGCCTTTGAAAGCTAAGGGGTCAACTAACATAGAAACTGAATCTTCATTCTGTAGTTCCCACCCATTAACTTAATTATTTCTTATATCTCCTATGACTGTGCTAGCTAAGAATTGGCTATGTGGGTCTAAAGCGAAATATAAGCTAATTATGTAAACTTATTTAGTTAAGTCAATTAGAGTATTATAAAATTCCAAGTTAATACCTCTATTAACGAAACACAGTGCTGAGTTGAAATCAATTCCAGATACATTAACTGCTGCACCTATGCCAGATAATGATTTTGAGTGATTGGCATTCATTATCTGAAGTTTACTTTGTGCATAGAAACTGGCAATTTCTATGGAAATATTTTACAACTGATTACACAACAACGCTCTACTGTAATTTCTTTGTAGACCTGAGAAAGAGATGTCTGAAGCAATTATGTCACTCTCTACTCTAGGTGATATCCAGTAATATGATACCAGTTGTTTACATTGGACACAGAATGTGGTCTACCTCCTCTAAGCTGGATGTTAAGCGCAACTTTTGACTGTAAGAACGGCGCCTTCCATAAAAGATATTTTAGAGGTATTAGTAGTACCTAGGCAATTAGCAGATGTTTTTACATTTAACGTAGCTGCATTTGCGTTTGTATCCATGATAGGAATAAAAACCCCGTCATTTAACTTGGCACTGGTAGTTGCTGCATTATTAGTACCTAAGACGGGTTTGATTAAGGGTTTCTTTTTACCTGCTAAACAATATTGACAGATGACTAGCGGTATTGTGTTGACACATGCACAGTGAACAGGATCCCAACTCAATGCAAAGGAAAAGAAATTTATCTTGATTTAATTCTTATCCATTTTTGAGGCTGGAACATCCATACATAAAACCTTAATCCAATCTGGCCACGTAAGTTGACGAGCCATTTTCCAACTGACAGCATAATAGAAATTATCTACAATGGTTATTCCCCCTGTTTTAAACTTTTTCTCTTTGAGTTAAGGGACGCCATCTGCTGACATTATTATTTACCCTAATATATTATCTTTTATAGCTTTGGTTACCCATGGAGCTGGGTTAGGGTTAATTTTCTTTACTCTACCGTCCAAGTTACTTAAAGTAAACGTTGTAAGTTGTTTTTCCATGTGATACCTGTATATCCCGGTCGTAATTTGGAGAGATGAAACAAAACCTGGGTTACCGGTATCTATGAACTTGGGGCCGATCAGAGTGTTAAAATGTCCTACATATCCTGGTACTCCTGCTGGTTGATAAAGGAGATAACCTCTGGGATTTCCCTAAACATGTTCAGGAATGAGAACATGTTATCCGATTTGTATGGCAATATTGTAAAAAGGGAAGTAGGGATTAGCCATACATTCTATGGCATCATTTATGGAGGAGTTGGCTAGATATCTAACCTGACCATTAGAATCTACTAGCTGTAGGGTATTTTTATCTTTATTCTGAATAGTTCCTATTTATTCAACAACTCCTGTGTCATTTTAAGTTAAAATATATATATCCACTGAAGATTGGCCTCTTAATAGGTTAGATATAGCTCTAACGGCACATAGCCCGTCTCCTTTGACTACACCTATGGTCCAATTTGTTAAAGTGGTAGTAGTAACTCTTTAACAGACTCCAAGTTACCTAATATCTGGTTACTACCAATAATAATATATTTTAGAGTTATTCTTCTTAACTGAGAATAACCATGTGGTTTAAGACATTCCGCCTTCAAACTAGAAGCTAAGATTTTTAAGATGGAAACCACATTTTTGTCTAAAAGCTACAGTGTACCATGAATTATGAGCACTTCCAGATCTATCATAGTTTTGAGTGACTCGAGGGTCAAAGAGGGCTGAAGAAGCAGGGACAGAGGAAGGGGGTACAGAATTCCCTGAATTTCCATTATCTGCCGGCTTATCATCGTATTTCCTTTTTTGTTGTCGCCCTTGGTCGTGGTAACTTTTAGTTGTAGGGTAGTCATCATCATCATTTCTATTGTACTTACCCTTGTTAAAGAAAGGTTTTTTGTAGCTACCTCCTTACCTTTTTTGGAAACCTCCATTGCCTCTATAACTCATACCAGCTTTAATGTGCAATGTACGCAGGTTCTTAAACAAATCTTATCTTTCTTAAGGTAGCTTAATCATAGGTATGTCCTCCCCAGAGATATGTTGCAATTAGATTTACTTATTTTCAGTCCATAATTAAGTAATCCATACTTGCCCGTTGACAACGAATCGGTTAGGGTACATACTATTTATAACAATTTTATCCTGCCCTACTTATATATTTTTGGATAGCCTTTAATATCTATTTTTAATGGCGGGTTTTTAGATATTAAATCTTATCAGTTTGTATTTTACTATGGTTTTTTATATGGTCTATTCTCTGTGACTTCTTATAACTGTAAGTTGGCTGGCAGTGAAAGTTTTGTTTTTATCCTCATTTTATTCGAGTTTAATGAGGTAATTGGCTATAAGTTACTACTTCTTTTCCAGACTAAGTTTTTGTTTACAAATCTTCTTTAATTAACGTTAAAACTTGTCTTGATACAAGAAAACATTTTTGTCATTTAAATCCTGTTTGACTTATTTTTTCCTGCTTTACAATTGGGTTATTTTAGCCAATAACATTTAAAGAGTTTTTCTATTCGTTGTTGTCTATTCTGCCTTTTTGCAGTTAGCTATTTCACTCTTCAAAAATTTAATGAGGTCAATTTTTCCTTGAATTTTTTCCTCTTATTCTAAATCTTCCTAGATTTATATTAATTCATTCCTCTTATATCTTCTTAGGTTTACATCGTAACCTAAGTCTTATACTTAAGCTAATTTTTGATCTCGAGAAGCACTTCTGGTGAACCCTCTTGTTTTCTTCTACGAGTGTTTTTAATTGAGGAATTTTTTCTTTTATTCCTGTCTCTTCTTAATTTTCAACTAGTTCATTTTCTATTGATGCTTTTACTTAGCTAATTTCACATTTAAGAAGGCAGCATATCCTAACAAAGTACCTTAGGTTAATTACTCAAAGTTTCTCATAAGGTAATTTTTATAGTGCTATTATTTTTAACTTTTAGCTACGGGGAGTATTTTCTTTAATTCTCCAGCACTAAGGTAATGTACCCCTTAATCCAATATAAAGGGGTGATCACGTACGATCGTCTGCGCGTTCAACCATTGATTATAAGGCTTAAAGACGCGAGTAGGGAGCTATATCTACTGTTTCTATAGCTTCACGGGTGCTTTCTTGTTGGGATGATTGTTTTTAAAGTTTTTTGTTTTTGAAGTTCAATTTGGTTTTTACGAGAGTTGTGAACCAACGACTCTCAAACACGAGGAAAACCCAAGTCCTCGATGTATTCCTAACGGAGTTTTAAATAGTCTACATTGGGGATGTAGAC